CCCACCTTCAATGCCTTGCGGAATCCACATCTCAAGAACGTCCAGCCCGTGTCCACGCAATAATTCTAATAGCGAGTCAAATATCTTATTAACGAAAAATGCACTCTCGTGGGAAAACATCGAGTCCAAATGGGTTAGTAATCCAACGACGTTGCTCTTCCCATTAACAAAGTACTCACGTAGGAGCTCTTTAAGAGTCTTCGCGTACACATCCTCAGCTTTCCTAAGCTTGGCATTGTGTTCAACGACAGACGAAACTAAATCGAGCAAGTCACTAGTCGTCGCTTCGGGTTTAATCGCACATGCTTTACAATAAGCAGTGCACTTAATAACCTTCTTAGGCGGTCTCCTCATTCCAACTTCTTCTCTAGCTTTATTGAGGCACGTTTCACAGTTAACTCTAGTCACAGCAAGACACGATCTGCAACAACACCTTATCGTATCCCCAATCTTATAGAACCACAGACTATTAGCAGCTAGCTTCTTCGGGCATTCACTGCAAGTATATCCACCAGTTTCAGGGATAACTTTAGGGACTCTGCCGAATTCAATGGGATCTCCTTCGATCTCAACGAGCGCATCCTGGTGGCTCGGAGCCACATATCTGGCAGGATCTACCCCGTCTGTGACAGGCTCGCCACAGCTACAAGATATGGGGTCTTGACAGAGCTCGCAAACTGGGCTCTCTTCCAACGCTCTCTTCTTTCGTGCTAAGAGCTCATCCTGCTCCTTAAACCATCTCTTACTATCGAAAGTAAGAAACCTGATCAATGTTTGGATACCAACATCCACCATCAGCTTTCCCTTCCATTCAATTGGGGCAAAACAATATTGGTCGCTAACATGGCTATGAGTATGCGTATCCAAATTTTCCTTATGTCTAGAAGCGTCGGCTCCTTTAACACATGTGCGGTAAACCCTGATATTATAAACATCTGGATAAATATCGTCAGGGAAAGCATTGACAACTTTGTCACGATCCATTTCAGATGAGCAAATCCCATCAGCTAACGTTTTACAAAACTCTGGCTTCACTTTGACTGATATGTGACACTGGAAACGCCTGTAAATGGCGGCAGGTTCTTTAGCTAAGTTATATACTCCAAACTCACTATCGTTTGAAGTTAGAGCAGCAACCCTACAATTACAATACACTTTGCCCTTCTCAGATATCTCAGCTTTTTCCAAAGCATATTGCTCATTATTTAGAACACGCCCGATAGGAGTCAAGTAATCCACAGTATTCTTAGCCTCAAGTAAGAAATCCGGATCATCGAACTTATACCCTAGGGTGGAATTGTCCACATTGTCCCAGTGTTTCAACCGTGGGTTAACAGCTTGTATCGTATTCTCGTCCACTACAAAGTTATTGCATCGGAGGACGTGCTGCATCAGCGGTGTTACCAAATTGGTTTTACCAGCTCCAGTACCACCCGTTAACGCAAAAGCGTACGGTTGAACTCGCTGACCCGAAACAACGTTGCAAGCAATGATGTCTAATTCCAGTGCCCTTATCCGATCAATATATTGCTGACAAGTCTTAATGTCAAAACTATGCAAGGAATGCCTCATTGATTGGAGACTATCCGTGGCTTCTTTACATATTTCCAAGAAATCCACGTTATTTCCATCTAATGAACCGTTCTTAGCAGTAGTGTAATGAGATGCACATTTGTGGTATATATCTGACATCACCTGGTCAGGCGTTTTCAAACAGACGGATTCCACTATATCACCAGTTTCATTGTACAATTTGATCGTAGAAACAATAGACGTAAAGGTCTTAACGACCCAATCTATTATATCTGTTGAACGACTCGTATACGATTTGAGATACCTAGTGATATCGGCTTTAACATGCGATAATTTCGCTAGCAGACTTCCCGGCGACAAAACGGCGATGGAAGCCACATTGATCAATTCGGAAAAAATTGGAAACAAAGTGTGGCGAGTGAAACTCTGCCAATTGCTAAGAGCGGTAGTACAATAATCGCTGAA